GCTGGGTAAGGTGGCCAAGGTTAGTGGCGTAGCTGGTCTTGCATTGACTGCTGCCGAGATGGCCAACGCCGCTCAGAAATCACGATCAGGCAATGATGCGCCTTTGCGTGAAACTATCTTCAACTTGCTTGGCATGATCCCAGGCTTGGGCACTGCTTTTAGTGCTGGCACTTTTAGCGGTGGGTTGAATGAGAATGAAGGCGCTGAACTGGCTCGTCGCAGGGCGATGCCTCCAGAAATCACAGTGAGGTAATCATGGGTGAAATTGATCCTATCGCCTATGGCGTACTGACTGCCAAGGTAGACAACCTTGAAAAGAAGATCGACAAGATGGAGAAGTCGATTGAAGAACTGATTGCCTTGGTCAACAAAGGTAAGGGCGGCATCTGGATGGGCATGGCCGTTGTGTCTGGCATCAGTTCATTGATTGGATTTTTCTCCCATAGTTTGTTCAACAGGGGTTAAAAATTGATCCGATCAGTCTATGCCTGTTAGCAGCGGGACTGGTCAAAAACATCCAAGAGGGTTGCCAGCTTTACCGTGATGCGAAAACGCAATTCATTGAGGTTAAAAAGACCGCTGAAGAAGTTGCTTCCATCGGAAAAGAAGTACACGGCTTCATCGGGCAGATCTTCCAGTTCTTTGCTGGAAAGCCCACAGCCTCCACGCCCAAGCCTGTGGCGAAAAAGAAAGAGAAGTTCGTCGCTGTCGATGAAGACCAAGTCCTCAACGAGGTGGTGGACAACCTCATCCAGTTCTTCCACATCCAAGAGCAGCTTGCCCAGCACATAAGGGAGGAAGAAGAAAAATCCCGTACCGTCTACGACCCCACACAAAACCACTTTGAAGCCGCCATCAAGCGTGTAAGAGCGCAAGATCAAATGGAACAATTGGTGGTGACAATAAGAGAGGCGATGACTTGGAACGCCCCCAAGGAGCTTGGGGCCCTGTACAGCAAGGTCATGGACATGCGTGAGATTGTTGGAGCCGAACAAGAGGCGGCAAGGCTGGCGCAAGAATCTAGGGAAAAGCGAAGACGATGGCAACGACAGCAAAGGGAGGCGCAAACAAGATTAAAGGTGGGGGTAAGCGTCCTAACCCTGATCCTTATCGGATATCTGTGGCTCCTGTTTCTGTTCTTCCAGAAGAGGGCGACGATGTGATGGGTGTTATCGGGTGGATCATGGCCGTGTTGCTGGTGGCGCTCATGCTGCCCTTGGGGGCCATGCTGTACCTCGACATCTTGCAAACGCAAAAAGATACCGAGAAAATGTTGAAGAAAATAGAACGTATCGAAAGAGAGATAGAAAGGAAAGAGCGTGACAAAAAACCTGATTCTTCTAATCGCCCTGTGTTTGACAGGGTGCGAAGACCGTTTTCGTTATCCCTGCCAAAACCCCCAGAATTGGGAGGCCACTGAATGCAAGCCGCCCATTTGCACGGCGACTGGCACATGCCCTGAGATGCTTGTTAAACCCGAACAGGAGAAAAAGTAATGGCCACCCGCATGACCCCTGATGAGATCGAAGCCCGTGTCTGGGCTTTTGTCATTGTTTCTTTGGTGCTGATCCTTCTTGGATCGATGGCCATGTTTTTGTACTCAGTCAGCTTCGTGACCCAGCCCATGTCATCTATGGCCCCAATCGACAAGGTATATACCCAGCAGATCTCTACCATCATGGTGTTTGTTTCTGGCGTACTGGGGGGTGTTGCTGGCCGCTCTGGCGTGAAGGCTGTGGCCAAGGCTGTGGCCTCTGCGGAAGCCACCGACAACGACCCACCACCCAAGCCAAACACATGGACTGGCCGACCACCAGCCCCAAACTGGGTAAACAAGCAGCCCAGCCCACCCAAGGCAAAGACCGTTGACGACGATGACGACCCACCCTTCAAGGGAGCCAAAGAATGAGCTTGTTCAACCCTGCCATCTGGCTTGGCTTCCTTTTGGCCTTGGCCGCTTCCTTTGGGACTGGCTACTACAAGGGGGTCAAGAACGAGCAAAACGAGCAACAACTGGTTATTGCCAAACTGAACACTGAGGCCCGACAAAAGGAGCAAGCCTTGGTCACCGCCGTCACCACCCAAGCAACCCAACTCGTAAAGGCCAACAATGAAGCCAAAGTTTTATTACAAAAGCGTAATCTTGCTATCGACACTGGCGCTCTCAAGCTGCGGCTTCCTGTCAAAACCCCCGTCTGCCCCGTATCAACCACCGACGATACCGCCGCTCCCGCCAGAGATAGCGTTCAAGCAGGAGCCGAACTTGACCCAACGACTGCTCGATCTCTTGTCGCCATCACCGACCAAGGAGATGCCAACACAAGGCAACTCAACGCCTGTATCGATGCCTACAACACCGTCTACCAAACCCTGAAAGGAAAACCATGAACGCTGAACAACTGGCCAACGCCTTAGGCATGCCACCCTCCAAAGCCGATGACTGGATCGATGCGATAAACACTACATTTGAAACATTTGGCATTGAAACCCCTGAACAACAGGCTTCTTTCCTTGGCCAGTGTGCCCATGAGAGTGCTGGGTTCACCGCTCTAGTTGAAAACTTGAATTACAAAGCTGAGAGCCTGTGCAAGGTGTGGCCAAAGCGTTTCCCAAGCTTGGAGGATGCCCAGCCCTACCACCGCAACCCTGAGGCCATTGCCAACAAGGTTTACTCCAGCCGCATGGGCAACGGGGATGAAGAGTCTGGGGACGGGTTTAATTTTCGGGGCAGGGGGCTTATTCAGTTGACTGGCCGAGACAACTACCGTGCTTGCGGTGAGGCCCTGGGCGTTGATCTGGAAGCCGAGCCCGATCTGGTCAGCACCCCCATGTACGCAGCCCTGTCTGCTGGCTGGTTCTGGCACAAAAACCACCTGAACAACATTGCCTCAGACATTGTGGCCGTGACCAAGAAGATTAACGGCGGCACACATGGTTTGGATGACCGTGTTGCCCGTACTCAAAGGGCACTTGAGGTGTTTGCCTGACAGCGGTGGTGATCACGCTGTAGAGTGGTCAGGAGGACTGCCAGACAGGCTTTGCACCTGTAGGCAGTACCTTCGGCCACCCTTACCTCCCCACGGGCCCTGTGTCGGCCATAGAACGTCCTGACGACCTCAAAAGTCGTCGTATGAGTTGATGTGTTCTTTGATGTGCTTGCGGATAAGTCGTTCGATGGCATATTCTTCATCACCAGTCAGATCGTCATGGTGGTCTTTGCCGTTTTCATCCAAGGCTTCCCACTCAAATTCATAGTCTACGCCCACGCTGGGATCGTAGTCGGTGATGTCGTACCAAATATCAAGATCAAGCTCAAGCTCATCAGAGTAAAAAACCTCGCAGAATGTGCTGTAAACGCTCATGATCAATCCTTAAAAAATTCAATACCAGCGGCAATCAAGCCAACAATGCAAATCAGCATGACCAATGCTCCAGCAAGGAGGAAGGTCAGCAATACGATGTTCAGCAAGCTTTCCATTCCCGCTCCAGTCTGTCTGCTTTGGATTTGACGTTCTTGCCTGTCAGGGTGACCAGTCCCATCTTCTGAAGCTCGGGCAGTCTACGGGCCACCGCATTGGGGTCTAGGCCAGTCTTTTGAGCAATCCCATCCTTGCCCATAGGCCCATGCTCAATAAGGGCTAGATGGACGATTTGGAAATGTTTAACGGGGGTTTTTGTCTCATTTGCGGCAAGATGGCTCGTTAGAGGGTCTGAATTTCTTGCTCTATTGAAGATCGGCAACTTGAAAAACTTACCCACCTCGCCGCCAAAAAATGTTTTATCAAAATCGCTCATGATGTTCTCCTGAAAAGTCTCTTGAAAAGGTAGAGGTACTCGCTGCACTGGTGCAATTGCCTTGCGTACATGATGCCAGCATCCGCTTTCCCTCTGATGGTTATTCTACCAAGGTTAATTGCTCTGAGTCAACGGCGCTTTCAACGCTGATGCCTTTTTGCAACGCTTCGACCAGATCGTTTTGTGTTGCCACTTTGACGGTGATCAATGCTTTGGCCACATGGTTCATGGCTTGGGCACGGTGGCCAGCCCGAACAAGGCGAGTTTCATGGCCGTGGCCAACAATGTAAATGCGTGAGTTATCCATGCTATTCCTTAAAACGGTACGTCATCTGAGAAGTCATCAAAGCCAGTCTTGCCACCTTTGCGGGTGGGCTCTGAGCTTTGACGGGCTGCTGGCGCTTTGGGCTTGATGGACAGGGACATGAACTTCTTGCCCTCCTTGCCATCTTTAATCCAGCCATTCAACCAGTATTCAGTGCCTTCCACGTTGATCTGACCGTTGTAGTCAGCGTGGGTGTCACTTTCCTTTTTTTCATTCCGAGCCAAAGTGCCTCGGTTGGTGTTGTCGTACTTTTTCTGTTCCATGTTTCTCTCTTAAAGTGTTTTCGCCTTTTTAATTGCGCTTCTTGTGGATGAATCCATTTGATTGGACAGCCACACCTCTTGATCTGCTTCAAGT